CCGGCTCTCGGAATTATCCCTATTACAGAGGATAATACGTGTAGGTGGGGTTGTATTGATATTGATGAGTATGATTTCAACCACAGCAGTATCATTAAAAGTATTAGGAATCTTAACTTTCCATTAATAGTCTGTCGTTCTAAATCAGGTGGGGCTCACGTATTTTTATTTACTAAAGAAAATATTCCTGCATCTTTGATGCAATCAAAATTAAAACAAATGTCAAAAGTTTTAGGATATGAAGGATCAGAAATCTTTCCTAAACAAACAGAAATACTTGTGGAACGTGGGGACACAGGAAATTTTTTAAATTTACCCTACTATAATGGAACGAAAGGATTAAGATATGCTATCAATGATGAAGGCAATAGTTGCACCCTTGAAGAATTTTATAAATTATATGATCTTTATGCACGAGACAAAGCAGCTGTTGAAGAAATTAAAATTAAAGAACAAAAAATAGAAGAAGCTTTTCCTAACGGACCTCCTTGCCTTAATAAGTTGGCGTCAACAGGTTTTGGTGAGGGGTCTAGGAATAACGCTTTGTTTAATATTGCAGTTTATTATAAACAAGCAAACCCAGATACATGGGAAGATGAAATTGTAAAAGCAAATATAGAATACATGACACCGGCACTAAGTAACAGTGAAGTACAACAATTAATTAAATCAGTTAACAGAAAAGGTTATGATAAATATAGATGTAAAGACGCACCTATAAACTCTGTATGTCAATCTGGTTTATGTAGAACTAAAAGATTTGGTGTAGGGTTTGGAGAAGAAGAGATGCCTTTACTTGGTAACTTAACAAAATATACATCAACACCACCACAATGGTTTTTAAATGTAGATGAAAAAAGAATTGAATTAAAAACAGAGCAATTATATAGCCCAGCTTTATTTGCTATTGCATGTTTAGATCAAGCTAATTTAGTAATACCTATTCCAAAACCAAAAGATTGGAAACAACATTTTTTAAAACCTTTATTAGATAATGGTTTACAAGAAATAGAACCTTTAGAATCTTTAGACCCAACTAATGAACTTACTAGTTTACTTCAAGACTGGACAACTAATAGACAATCAGCAAGAACATTAGACGATGTCTTTAATAAGCTTCCTTTCACAGATGATAAAAAAGAATTTACTTATTTTAGAATGGAAGATTTTTATTCTTTCTTAAAGAAAAATAACTGGGACATGGACAAAATTAAAACAGGTAACTTAATTAAAAGTTTAAATACAACTCAATCCTATCATGAAGATATATTTGTAGAAGAAAAGAAAATGAGAATTAAGCAACAACAACCAAGATTAATTAAAATTAAAACAATGAAAAAGATTGAAGCCAGCATATCTAAAGTTGCATACCAACAGGATGATTTTTAATGTTAGCTAGAATTGATTTAATGACTATGGTTATGTTTACTTCATTTTGGATTTATTTATATTTAGGATTACCCATATGAAAACAATTATATTAGGACCACCAGGAACAGGTAAGACTACAACTCTTTTAGATTTAGTAGATCAGTTTTTACAACAAGGTATTAGACCTAAACAAATAGGTTACTTTTCTTTTACTAAGAAAGCAGCCAAGGAAGCAGCATCAAGAGCAGCTGATAAATTTAATTTAGATATAGATACAGACTTAGAAAACTTTAGAACTTTACATTCTTTAGCTTTTAATGAGCTTGGTATGAGTAAAGAGAAGATGATGAAGCCGGAAGATTATAAGGAGTTTGGAAAAAAATGTGGTTTACCAATTAAGACAGCAAAATATTCTGAAGAAGACGGAACATTTAATTCGGACAATGAATACTTAACTATTATTAATACAGCTAGGGTTAAACGTATGGATCTATTAGAATATTATGATTCTAGAAAAAATATTATAGATATAGAAAGAAGTACTTTATTTTTATTATCGGAACAATTACAAAAATTTAAGAAAGAAAAGGGTCTAAAAGATTTTACAGATTTATTAGAAGACTATATATCCTTAGAAAAGAATCCTAACTTTAAAGTATTATTTATAGATGAAGCACAAGATTTATCTTTAATACAATGGGAAATGGTTAGAACTTTGTGGGTTAATGCAGAAAAAACTTACATAGCAGGTGATGACGATCAAGCAATTTTTAAATGGGCTGGTGCGGATGTAGATCACTTCATAGCTTTAAAAGAAGAAGTAGATAATATTAAAACTTTAGATCAGTCTTATAGAATACCAGGTGGTCCTATTCATGAACTATCACAAAAAATAATAGGTAAAGTACAAAATAGATTTGATAAACAATATAAACCTAGAGAAGAGATAGGAATATTAAAAAGATATTCTGACATAACTCAAGTCAATATGAAAGAAGGAGAATGGCTAGTATTATCTTCTGCAAATTACTTCTTAGATGACGCAAAGGACCTTTGCGAGTTACAAGGTTGGTACTATCAATGTAAAGGAATTAATTCTGTATCTTTAAAATTATTATTAGCTCTTAATAACTGGGAACATTGGCGTAAAGGTAGCCAATTAAATACAATAGAAATAAAGAATATATATGAATACTTAGGATCTAATGTTGTGGATGGTTTTCGAAAAGGTAAAACTTTACATTCGGACGCGAAGTATAAACTAAAAGAATGTCAAGAGCAACATGGATTAAACATTGATAAAGTTTGGTATGATTCATTTGAAGGACTAGATAATATTACAGAGAACTACATTCGTAACATGCGGGCGAATGGTGAGATGATAAATAAGAATCCGCGTATTAAAATGTCAACGATACACGGAGCTAAAGGAGGAGAAGCTGATAAAGTTTTATTGTTACAGGACATTACAGGTGCGGCCATAGAAACGTTTAGCCATGATCCAGATGAATTACATAGATTATTCTACACTGGAGCGACGCGCGCGAAGCGTGAATTGCATATTGTAGATCCTAAAAAATTTGATCGAGCTTATATATTATGAAAAAAAGAAATCAAACAAAATACGTACCGCCTTCAACTTTAGGAGAGTATGATTCATATGATAAACAAATCGGTGGAAATCATTATCAAGATTTTGTCATTCAACCGGCAGAGTTTATAAACAAAAACAAGTTGCTTTTTGCTGAAGGTAACGCTATAAAATATATAGTGAGAGCATCTAAAAAGGGTGGGAAAGAGGACCTTCTTAAAGCTAAGCACTACATAGATATGATAATAGAAAGGGATTACAAATGAGAAATACTCAAATGCCTTTATTTGCTCCTGAGACAGAGTGGGTAATGCCGGAAGAGCTTAAAAATTTAAAAGGCCATAAAGAAGTAGCTATAGATTTAGAAACCAATGATCCAAATTTAACTACAATGGGTTCAGGTAATGTTACCGGAAGAGGTCACATTGCTGGCGTTGCGGTAGCCGTAGAGGGCTGGCAAGGCTATTATCCTATTGGACACGAGCAAGGTGGAAATCTTGATAAAAAGCTTGTTTTAGGATGGTTACAAGAAATATTAAATCAAGAAGATACAACGTTTATATTTCATAATGCTATGTATGATGTCTGCTGGTTAAGGTCAGCAGGACTGTCTATAAAAGGCCACATTGTTGACACAATGATAGCTGCCTCATTAATTGACGAAAATAGATTTACATACAGCTTAAATGCTTTAGCAAAACAATATGTTGGTATAGGTAAAGATGAAAAAGTATTACAACAAGCAGCTAAGGATCGTGGGCTAGACGCTAAAGCGGATATGTGGAGGATGCCAGCGCTTTATGTTGGACAGTACGCGGAGCGCGATGCGGAAGCTACATTAAAACTTTGGCAAAGATTAAAGATAGAATTATATAATCAAGAACTTATGGATGTATTTAATCTGGAAACAGATTTATTTCCATGTCTGGTTGATATGAGATTTAAAGGTGTAAGAGTAGATCTTGAAAAAGCAGCATTTATTAAAAAAGATTTAATGCTTAGAGAATCTAAAATAACAAATAGAATTAAAGACTTAACAGGACTTCAAGTAGAAATACATGCAGCTAGAAGTATTGCAAAAGCATTTGATAAATTAAATCTTCCTTACGACAGAACTGCTAAAAGTAATGAACCAAGTTTTACTAAAAACTTTTTACAAAATCATCCTCATGAATTAGCAAGAGCTATTGCTGATGCAAGAGAAATTAATAAAGCACACACAACTTTTATAGATTCTATAACTAAACATGCACACAACGGAAGAATACATGCAGATATAAATCAAATAAGATCAGATCAAGGTGGAACAGTTACAGGTAGATTCTCTATGAGTAATCCAAACTTACAACAAATTCCAGCAAGACACCCTGAACTTGGTCCAATGATTAGATCTATATTTATTCCAGAAGAAAAACATAAATGGGGATCTTTTGACTATTCACAACAAGAACCGAGAATTTTAGTACATTATGCAAAACTACAAAACTTAGAAGGCGTAGATGAAATTGTTGAAGCATATAAAGCAGGTGATGCAGATTTCCATCAGGTTGTTGCAGACATGGCAGGTATAGAACGTAAACAAGCCAAAACAATTAACTTAGGTTTAATGTATGGTATGGGTAAAAATAAATTAATGGCTGAGTTAGGTTTAATAAAAGAATCTGCTGAAAAATTAATAAGACAGTATCATGCTAAAGCTCCATTTGTTAAAAAACTTATGGATAATGTAACTCGTAAAGCAGAAGACAGAGGAAAAATTAGAACTTTACTTGGTAGAGCGTGTCATTTTGATTTATGGCAACCTACACAATTTGGTATATTTAAACCATTACCACTAGAACAAGCTAGAAAAGAGTACGATGAGCCTTTAAAACGTGCATTTACTTACAAAGCATTGAATAAATTAATACAAGGATCTGCTGCTGATATGACAAAGAAAAGTATGGTAGCTTTATATAAAAATGGTATAATACCACACATACAAATTCACGATGAGGTTGACATCTCCGTTGAATCTGCAAAGCAAGCTGAAAAGATAATAGAGATTATGGAATCTGCGGTTGAATTGCAGGTCCCAAACAAAGTAGACTACGAACAGGGAAATAATTGGGGCGAAATAAAGGAAATAAAATGATGGAAAAAATTAAACACGTTTTAAAGACAACAATTGCTTTTGTAAGGGAAATTTTTAGAACCCTATACAACTGGATTGCACATAAATTTAACAAATAAATTCTTATGGGCCTATAAGATAGGGTGGCACGGGAGACTTTGTCACCCGTTATAAATTATATGGATATAGAAAAAAACATAAACCGATGTAAACAATGCAATTGTAAATGTCATTGCAAGCAAGAAATGCACGCAGATGTGTATGGTCCTTGTACTTGTGATACATGTCAGTGCGAAGCACCTGTTAATGAAGGTGAGGAGTGTTTATCATGTCAATAGAGGATTTTCCCAATGAAAAAATTAAAATATTGGTGGCAAAAATATATTGATTGGGTTTTTAAGGATTTTTATAAATGAAAAGAGATAAATTTAATAAACAAAAAGTTTTAAATTATGTTCAACAAAAGTTTGAAGACGTTAAAGAAATGAATATGTTTAAGTGTTTACGTAAATCCGTAGAGACTGGTGCGAATGGAACACAAAAGTACATGGTCAAAAATGGTAAGAACAAAGGTAAGATCTTATGAAAAGAAAACAAAAACCATTAGTATTAACTAATGAGGTAGCAGCTCCAAGTAATTTTGCATGGCTTAAAAAAAATATAGTTATCGTGCCTGTGATAGCTGCAATCTTAGCTGGATCATTTACATCTATTAAGTATGTATTAAATTTAACAGATACTATTACAGCTAACTCA